TTCGTTAAACCATATGCGGTCAAACAGGTTACGCGCCCGCTCGACTCGCATCATTGCCGCGCCTTTACCTTGGTTCGGCACGACTTCAACCGTGTAGCCCGCTGCCTCAAATGCGCTGCGGTAGGAAACGTCTATTACCTTGTCCTGCGTGTCGCCATCGTGCGGTAGCCATATCTGCGGCTTGTTCGCGTCGCTGTAGCCTCGACCACGCATCCAGGCCAAGTGCGCGCCGATGGGCTGACCTTGCGCCTCGTAATGGTCTAGGACTCGAATCTCTTTGCCGACAAACTGAGCTATCCAGATAACGAAGTTGTCAGCCTTTGCGCCTGTGCCGCCAATGTCCACAAAGGCACGGAGCGACATAAGCGGGTCAACAGGCACGCGGCCAATCCGCCCCTCGGCCTTGGCCTGCGTCAGATGCTTGGCGAAGTAAGCACCTTCCACCACGCTGACGTATTCGCCTTCCCAAATGTGGCCGTATTGATCCGGCTGCATCCTGAGGCAGTCAAGCCGCTCCTGCTCAAGCTCTGCCGTGAACCATGGGTTATCCCGCCAGTTCGCGGCAACAACTAACGCGCCCGTTGGCTTTTCAGCCCCCATAAACATCACGTCTACCGGGTCTGTCTTGCGGCGCGGGTTATAGCTCCACCACATTTGAGAGCCTGTCGCGCGCATCGTCGGGCGGTACAGGTTGATCGAGTGCTTTGTTGCGCCCTGCGCTTCTTCCCACCAACCCCGCTTAAACCCTTCCAGCGACTTGATGCTATCGGCGGTGTAGTCGTTCATCCCCTTGAAGATGATGATTCCGTCGCCGGGTGTAGTGATTACATCCTTGAAGACTTTGAAACCATCAGCCTCGGTAATGCCGTGTGCGTGCAGCTTGGACTCAAGCAGCAATTTGGATGACTGCGCCAAGTCTTTTTGCACCTCTCGGATGCAGACCGACCTCAAACCTTCGCCGCCACTGTTTCCAGGCTCAGCCAAACTGTCTTCAATCAGCAACTCGGCCAGAAAGTGCGACTTACCGCTGCCCCGCCCACCTTTCGCAACCTTGTCGCGCGCAGGAGCCAACAGCGGCTCAAACACTGCCGCCGTCTTAAGGTGCAGTTTCCTCACTTCGCCTCGGGGCGGATGATTTCGCGGGTCACCTGTCCGATTTGCACAGTACCCGAATGCTCGGTTTCGACCTTGTCGCGCCAGTCAGCGGGCTTTCTGTTCTTGAGCCAGAAGATCAGCGCGGTCGAATCGGGCGGGTAATACTTGCGGATCGGCGTCTGGATGACCTCTTTGTCCACGACCCGAATATCAACCTCGTCATGCTCGTAGCCCATTGCCCTGCGGTACAGGCTTTGCTCTACCCGTTCGTCTGCCTCAGCCTTGGGAACCTTTATGGCGTCCGAAAATTCCGGGTGCTGCACTTTCCAAAGAGCAACTGTGGATATGGCGACCTCGAAAAAGTCTGCTAACTGCGCATCAGTTGCCCCGAGCTTGCACAGCTTCATGGCTTCTTTTGCGTATTCCGGCTTGTACTTTGTTGGACGGCCTGCGGGCATGTCTTCATCGGGCACCTTGCGGAGTTGCCGATCCTCGGGTTGTTTGCTTACTTTTGCTCTACGGCGTCAGTATTTGTCTTCGCCAGTTCAGCCCTTAGCCGTTCTATCTCGCGCTGTGCTGCGATAGCGTCTGCTTGCCAGTGAGCGGCTGCGTTGAGTGCTTCTTCGCGCTGCTTACAGACTGCGGCCAATAGGTCGTTGGCGCGTTGCTCTTGTGTGTTGGTCATGGCTCAATGGCGATTTGCCCCGCTGCGCCCGCTGCGCCCGCTGCGCCTGCACCGGCACGTCCACGTCGAAGTGCTCGGCGGCCTGCTCGATGCCGCGCGCACGTTCTGCACGACCTTGCCTTCGGTCGTCGCGGTCAGTTTGGTGATGTGGATCTGGAAATTCATGGTGAAGGTCCTTTGGTTAGTTACGCAGCAACGCACGGGAACTTGTAGTCCGTGCCGTTCAGATTGATGACAGCCGTGTGGGTGCAGACAACCGTTTCGGCAGTGGGCGCCTGGTCGATTTGCAGATCAGGTCCTGCGCCGCTTTGAGTGATGTGCAGCGCCGGACTCGCACTGTTGGCGGTGATCGCTTGAATGCCAAAAACGTCCATATTGGCAAAAGTGCTGTTTCCAGCGCGAAACGGACCGTTCACATCGAGCCGGTAAACGCCATCTATGGTCGTTCCAATCAAGACATTACCACCTGTAAATGCCGCCGCTGGCCCTGCTCCACTCTGCACAACACTCAGCGCCGCACTCGCGCTATTGGCGGTGATGGTCTGGATGCCGGTGACTAGCAGCGTCCCACCTGTCGGCGTAATGCTGTTCAGGCTTGCGCTGGTGACGTTTGAAGGCAGCGCGCTTCCTGCCAGTGGGTTTGCTACTGCTCTTAGCATGGTGGCTCCAGAATGAAAAATGCCCCGGCTGGCGGGGCTAAGGTTGGCGAACCAACTTCAAGGAGAAATGAAAAAGCCGCCCGGATTAGGAGCGGCTTTGGGTGTGGCGGGCCGAGTAGGAGTCGAACCTACAACCTGCGGATTTGGAGGCCGCTGCTCTGCCAATTGAGCTACCGACACGTAAAGCAAAAATCTGCCCTCTCAGCCCCAGCAGGCCGTGCTGGTTGGCCTTTCTGCGCGCCTTCGGCAATCATGTGGCCGTCATCGCGCAGTGGCTGAAATGGGCAGGTTTTTGGCCCCGTTTACTGGCGTCTCAGCCTTCAGAACTGAAACGACTCGCTCTATGGCTATGGCCGGGCTATCAACGCACATTATGACCATGTGTTTAAGTGTGTCAAGCGTTTTTTATCCACACTCCTCCACGCCAAGAGAACGCATCTGCAGAACCTGTGTCAATTTGTTCAGCAAGAGTAATGCGCCTAAATCCGCGCTTTGCCGCCTCATCAACAAGAGTCGCAAAGTCGGTCTGAGACTCAAAAGCTGCGCGGCTTTTTTCAAATTCTTGAGTGCGCATCCAATCCCATCCGGTTTTGTATTCGATCATGATTAAACTCCCGCCTTAAGAGCGGCGCGAGCGGCTACGCGAAGCGCCTTGGTGGCGCGAGCCCGGAAGAACGCAGCCGCGCTGCGATTGTTAATGGAATCTGCGCGCTTGGCGCACCGGAAGTTAACGCGAGCATCTGCCTCGCAAATGTCAACCAGATTAACAAGTTGGAGTTCGCGATGAAGGCTGATTTGTGTTTGCATGTCGCTCTCCGTTGTTGATGACTGAATCTTATGCGACCGCCAGCATTTTCCTATCAGTGCTTTCCCTAGTAGAAATAAGCCTTACAGCCAGATTCCCGCGCCCTGCCTGAATCAGATGGTACAGCCCCTCATGCGTGCAGCCGATCAGCCTGCATTGCCGCGCGGGGCTGTATTTGCGGACGTAGCACCAGCGCAGAGCGTCACGCTGATCTGCCGACAAGGCGCGCACGGCCTGTTCTATGAGCTGGGCGTCTTGCGTGTTGATCGCGGGTTTTAGCTCCGGCGTGTGCCATTGTCTCGCCTTGCTCTTGTACAGCCGGAACATCGGCGCAATCATGCTGCGCTGCCGTGGGTCTGCCCACAGCGCCCAATTCACCAGCCGCGCGTGAATGTCTGCGTGTTCGGGGCTTACGTGGTGGTAGTCGTATTTCATAGAACTTTTATCTCCTAGGGTTTGTCCTAATTTATGTTACGCGTAACGGTGATATTATTCAGTCATCAACAACGCAACGGAGCAAGTAATATGAACACATACTCAATCACCGAAATTATCGCAGCAGCCAAGGCCGCAAACAATGGCCGCTTGATCGCACTGGCGATGACCGAGCCCCAAAAGCGCGCCGCTGAAAAGGCTGTAGCACGCGGCCTGATGACCACCTATCACATGAAGTTTCCAGGTTTCGGCTTTGTTGTCGCCTACGCAGTGGCCTAAATCATGGAAATTGACAGCCTTAACCCCCAATGCGCCCGCGCTGGGCGCTGCCAATCGCAGCAATTTAATGCCGCACCACCCAAATTGCCAGAGGACAAAATTAGCCAAATCTTGTTCCAAGTACAAATAAATTTTGCCAAAAACAAAACAGTAGAGGATGTGGCAGTGATGTTTGCTAGGGCTATTGAGCGCGCCCACGGAATCGACGCATGACCGCCCAAACCACCACCGAGCGCCAAGCCGCCTACCGCGCCCGCAAAGCAGCCGCCAAGCTGCATGAGGTTCGCGGCGTGTTTTTACCGCGTGAGCTTCACGCCAAACTAAAAGAGCTTGCGCGCGGGCTGCTGGCAAAGTAGTCATGCTTTGAGTGCTCGTTTTCTTGCTTCGATTACTTGCGCCGTTGCTGGGGTGTGCTGACCCTTGTTACAAACTGCCGTGGCCGAAAACTCACGCGCCCGGTCGAATGGCGGCTTTTCCAGCTTGCAGCGGCCAAAGCCATGCTCCGCCAGGGCCGCGCCTTTCAGTTGCCAGTGCGCGCAGGTTTTGCAGGTCATGCCGCCAGCGCCCAAACAGAATTGACCGGCATCCGTCGCCGTACA